GATCTCCCCTGTAGTGAAGTACACCCACTGGTTAGAGTTTAGGTGTATTCCTTTGTAGATGTCAATACCCAGTACTTCCATGACAGGCATTGTGTATCCCAGACAAACTCGTATCTTGTCATCCTTCTTCACAATGTCTTCACACTGTGTTGCGGTAACAGTGTCGTGTTTGATACGATAGACACCATGACCCATTTCTTTATCTTCTACAACAAACCACTGCGAGTCTTCTGCGAGAACATCCAGAATATCAATACCACTTGCTTCGTGTATCTTGTCTAGATTCTTATCAGACAGTTCACCATGCTCTTTGATCAGTGCGAGTGCGGCACCGTATCGTGCGATCACTGACTGACCTCCCGGTGCCTTTGCCATGATCTTCTTTAAGTTGAATACCAATCTATGAAAGGGTGTATAATGAGAACGATATGCTTCACGATCATCAATACTATTCGTATTGAAGTCTTTGCGTTTCTTTCCGTTCTCGTCAATAATCCCTGCCTTGAATGCTTCGGTATCCGTGATCGGAGTAACCAACAATTTCAAGAATCGAATTGTGTATACGAGGTCTGCCGCTGTCTTTAGTAATCCCATAGTTCTATTTATACTCGAAAGGTCTTTCAGTTAGAGGTTTTGTTCAATATCATGGGAGAAAGTTGCATCAAAGACACTCTCCCTCATCTCTTGGTAATCTGCCTGTACAGCATCCTTGTGTGGAGTTATAAATTCGTAGTTATGTCTTTTCAACAACATCTTCTGAATCGGAGTGTCCAGTGCATCACCCAACAAGAACTTCTTCGGTGTCTTTTTGATCTCGTGGAATATCCTTCGATCAGTATACAATGAGGTACACAATACATCTGCGTTTACTGCAATGTTCCTATTATATAGTTTGGGAGACCAACCTTTGAGCATATCATACTTTGCCCTGTCCCATTCGGGTCTCTTATCATATCGAAACCACTTATCCAACCACTCATCCAGATACGTCATTGCATTCTTATGTTTACCTACAGTATATGATGCACCATAGAAATGCTTTCTTTTTTCTATCTCAGACTTAATGTGAAACTTTAACAATGAAGGTTGTTTCGATCTATTGTTCTGCATGACATAATGAATATAGGGAACCAACTTATGAAGGCACATCTCATCCCCATTTGAACCATATACTACAATGTCTGGTTTGGTGTCGAGTTTTGCCAACTGCATAAATGTGGGTAGGAAGTCAACTCCACGATTTGAACTGTCAACCAAATGCTCTGCCAGTAGATCAACACCTTTACTCAGATCAAGAACTTCCAGAGATACATCAGAAAACTTTTTGGCAGTCAACTGTTTGTATTTCATTGCATCATCTCCTGCCTCGGCAGGGGTGACATGGTACATATACTTCGGGTCATCCAGAAAGTACTGAGTCTGTAGTGCGGAATCGATTCCATCACTCAGAGAGATAAACCTGTTTTTAAAACGAGACTTTATCAGATTAGAATGTTGCTCCATGCATTCATGGATATAGTCAGCAAGTGGTTCGAGGTCTTTCCACTTTTCTTCTTCGAGTGCTCTCTTGGTATCACCAAGATAATCATACCTCGGCATCCACCCTTGGATGTGCTTATAGAATGTGCTATTCTCTTCTCTGCTATATTCCAAACACTGCACATCTTCTAGATATTTTGATACGACATCTGACTTATTACAGGTCATAAATGGTATGTGATTTGATATTTCTATACCATACTTGTGTGCCACAAATATCTTATGCTGTTGGAAGTAGTCAATCGAAATATCGTAATGTCGTTTGGTTAGTTTGATTGCAAAGAAGTTTCCATTCTCGTTATCAAAACTCCATCTCTCACACGCATCCTCTATGTCACCTTCGATCAGATAACCACTATACAGGACAATATAGTCCTTACCTTTGTAGAGTGTTACCCCATCGTCTGCCCAAATCCACCACTCACCGAATCGGATTGGTTCTTGCTTGGTGAACTTACTTCGTTGCTTACAAATGAAAAATCTCATAGGTTTCTCAATGCCTCAATTACCGTCTTGTCCATTTCTATATTAGTGTATTCGGTATTTTTGATTGCTTGTAAGTATATGAGGAATGGTTTGAGTGCACCCCATTGGTCAAGGTCTATTTTGAGTTCGAGGACATCTAGTCCTGCTTCATATCCGAACACATTGAATATTACAATGAGGTGATTGAGAATGAGTCGTTCGGACAACACACCAGTATCTCTGTACCGATTGAGTAGTCGTTTTACATACTTGAATTTTTTGAGGTCTTCGTGGAATTCTTCACCATCAATACACATAGGATTATGGTAATGTAGTGCGGCATACATCGTTAGATTGTCTTTGGTTAGTTGCATTATATAATCCAAGTAAAAGGGGTAATTAAGTATACCCCTCTACTTAGTGTTTTTTTAAAGTACTGCTTTTACTTCATCAATTAAGTCTGCTTTAGACTTTCTACGATCTAGTTCAATACCGTGGGTACGACCTAGTGCTTCTAGTTCAATCTTAGTCATTTCTTCTAGAGACTTACCACCGACAGGTGCTTCAGTTAGCATCGTTGGGGTCTTTACAAAGTCGTTGACCGGAACTTCTACCAATACTTCTGGTGCTTTCTGTGGTGCGGTTTCACCATGAAACTCTGCGATCTGATCTGGAGTGAATCCACCAGACTTGTATACTTCACCAGTCTGTGGGTCTTCCCAACCAAGTGCGGTTGGAACTGCGTGTTCACACCATGCGGGTGCTTTAATTGCCATAATATTTACCTTTTATTAATGTGAGAATCCGACTGCTACACCAAGTACTCCGGCATTGGCAGCGAATATTTTATCCGTAGGTGCTTTCTTCAAAACAACTACTTCTTTGGGAGCAATAGTACAGGTACCAATATCAGTACCTCCTGCTTGCTCCAAAGTTACCAAGAAAACCGTAGTACCAGTATTAATCAATCGCACTGCGGATGCGTTACCAAAATTAGATGCGGCACCTGTAGTTGTACCACATGCCGCCTCTGTTCCCTGTAAAACTATTGTGTTCATTTGTATCCTCGTCTCTTTGCCATGCGTTCTAGGAATGCTTTTGCTTCTCTGGTACGAGCATCATGTGGGTTCTTTGGTTGGTCAGAACTCAAATCAGCAATCTCAGATACAGTCTTACCATTGATGATGTCCTGTGCCTGTGCGATGATGTCCTGTGCACCCTCTTTCAGAGGTTGACCCATCATGTCATCTGCTTTCTTTTGACTAACAGGTTTCTTCAACTTAACAATCTTCAAAGTCTTCTTGTCTTTGATGTTCAATGGGGGTTTCTCAGCAGATGCGATAGAACTCATCATATTCTTCTCTGCGTTGTTACCTGCGGCAGATGATATAACCTTATTACCGTCAGCAGTATCAACAACTACATGAGTAGTCTTTAGTGCTTCATCAAGTTCAACTTCTTCCTTGACTTCGGTAGACTTTACAACCTTAGTGTCACCAGTGGCATTGTCCTGTCCTCGTTTACCAGAATTAGGTTTAGTTCCACCCTGTGCCTTGAAAGTCTTATCGTGACCATCTTCTTCGTTGTCTTCGATCTTCTTGTCAGACTTCTTATGTGCCGCAGTGAATTCTTTTGCCTTGGGAGAGTCTTTAGAATCAATCTCTTCACCAGTATCGGTAGCACCTTTAACACTTTTCTTTGCGGCAGATTCCCACATCTTGAGTAGGTCAGCAGTCGCATCGGTCAGATCAAGGTCTTCACCAATCTTAGAGATTTCAGCAGTCTTGGCATTAGATGCGACTTTCTTCTTGTCATCTTTCTTACCTGCGACTTTAGGTGCTTCCTTCTCTTCTTCGTCATCACCTTCGTCTTCTTCGTTCTTAGCAGGTTTCTTACCACCGTCAATCGCATCGTCAGTTGCTTTGCGTTTCTTGTGTAGATACTCGTCAGACGAATCAACATCTCCATCGTTGTCGATGTCTTTGTCTTCACGGTCTTTGAATTTCTTATCGTTTTCTGCGTCATCAACAGGGTCGAGTTTTTTCTTCTCTGCAAGAGACCAACCTTTCTTGAGGTACTCTTTCTCTTTTGACTTATCAATGACAATCGTCTTACCACCTTTCTGAACCATAGAGTCCTTCTTGGGGTCTTTCATTTGTCTTGCTTCGTCAATTTCTAACGACTCACCGAGGATGACTTGGTTGTAGGCATCCATTAATGATTTCATATCTTTTCTTTGCATGGTGTTTTCTCCTACATCCACATATATTTGACTAGTCCCGCAATTATTGCGGCACTGATTAAGTAAACTACTTTGTTGATGATTGCCACGGTGTGTGCGTTCTCATCAACCTTCTTTTCTATTTCATCTAACTTCTGAGAGAATCTATTCATCCTGTCGAAGTTATTATTATTGTTCTTTTCCAAGTTTAACATCTTCTCTTCGACACGAGCAAGTGCAACTAATGCCTCTGCAAGTTTATCAATCTTATTTTCGATACGGTCAAATCGAGCGGTAGATTCTGCTTCTATCCTCGTTAGTTTGACTGCTTGCGTTTCAGTTGCCATTACTGGTGTTCCCATTAAATTAAGTTATAGTTCTATTTATAAGACTTTTACTTTTCGTATATCCGAATAACCAAATCACCTTCACCTTTTATTATACGGTGAAACTCCATCTTATCAATACTGTAACTGTGTCCTTCCAAAAGAAGAAGTGGTAGGGCATTGTCTCTTTGGAGTTGCCATCCCTGTCCTTCTAGTACATGAACACTACGATCATTCTTATCTCTGTGCCAGACCAAGTCTTCCTCTCGGACGGACTCTCTGAACACTCGTATCTTACCATTACTACATTTCAACTCTGTGTATGGTACATTAAGGTAGTTTACCAAAAGAAACTTCCACCACCAGAGAGTCCTAATTGTTTTGCGTAACGAGGCAATCTACATGCCCAGTATCCCGCAGTCATCTTATCGTTCTTGGTGTCGCATTTGTGTCTTGCGACAAACGATTTTCGTGCGGCAGGGTCATTCAACTTGACTTTGAGTCCAGTCGTATCACCCCAAGAAATCTTCTTGATTTTACCAGATGAGGGGTCTTTGACATACACATAGTACTTCTTCGATCCACCCTTCTTTGGTTTGTTCAGTTCTGGTTGTTTCTCCTCAAAGATACAATCCAGAGCAACATTCTCACCATCGAACCGTGCGAACTCACCAAGGTTTGACTCCATGATGTCAATCTCACTTGGTTTGATTTCAAGTTCACCATTGTTGTACTGTTCACGCAAGTCTCTCCAATACTGGAAATACTTCTCAGAACCGACCCGATAGATGTTATTCTCTACCAGATCGGATTCTGAACCGCAACTACAATGGTCATTAAATGTCTTCATTATCTACCTAGTCTTTTTACCAGACTTTGAATTGTCTTCAAGTCCTTAGAAATTACTTTCTGGAACTTTGCCTTGTCTTGTGGTTTCTTCAGAGTGTTGAACATCTTGACAACCTTACTGGCATCGTCCTGAGATATCTTACCCTTTTTACCATTTTCAAACTCAATCTCACCACCTTTGGGTAGGTCAGACAACTTACGGATTTGCATCAGAACATTCTTAGATGCCGCCTTGCGGTCATCGTCTGTTGCATCAGTATCTATATCCGCACTATCCTTACCTCTTTTACCCATCGCACTCATTGCATCACGTTTCGCACGAGCATTCTCCAAGAAAAAGTCTAGGTCGAAATCTTCTACAGACTCAATGTACATATTCAACTCATATCGTTTGTTGTCTAGGTTTGCAACCTGTACATGAAGTTTCTGTTTCTTGTTGGTGTCGAGGATGTACTTATTAGTCTTACCACTGGATGGTCTCTTGGGCCCCATTGCAACCTTGTGGTCAACATCGTCTTTGTCTACGATGAAACCTTTCTTCTTGGCATGAGCATATGCGTGTTGCATTGCACCAGAGAAGTCACGGTGATAGAGTTCGTAACCAGACGAGGACTTTGCTTCTTTGACTTCTGGTTTGTCGTGAGAGTATCCCATCTTCTTCATACGTTCATGGTCTTCAGGTTTCTCTGCCTTGTAACCTTTCCCAGTCTTGGGGTCATACATCATATGAGGTTCGAAATCTTTTTTACCTTCAAGTAATTGTTTGATTGTTTTCATGTTACGCTAAATCCTTATCGTGGTTTAAACCACCCTTTTTCTTTTTGACTATGAACGCATTAACACGTGCGTATCCCCATTGTTGTGGTGTAGTGCCTGGCCTGTGACCAGTCTTCCATGCGGCAACACCACGGTTATAAACTTTTCTTAACGTATCTACCGAAATACCAGACTTCTTTGACTTATCCGCAAGAGCACCCTCAATGAGTTGTCCTGCACGTTTGGTTAATGCCATATCTATTGAGTATGAAGAAATCTTTTTCATGGTTTAGTACTCTTGTTTTTTGCTTTTGCCCTAGCAAGTCTGGCACGATCTAACAGTCCATCATGCTTCTTCTTGTCTGCTTCTTTCTCTGCTTTAATTCTATCCTTTGCGTTTGCGACTGCATCTTCCATTGGAGTATCTTTCTTGTACTTCTTGACCAACTTATGAGTCCCTTCTTCACCGGCATGTTCATACTTCAGTTCAGGGTCAGGGGACTTGAATGCCTTCTTACGCATTATTGTTTTGTTAACAACTTCGAACTCACCGTTCTTCCAGTTGATGACTACGGGTAGATTTAGGTCAGATTGCATATCCTTGAGGATTGCTTCACTGTTACCATGTTTCTTAATCTTCTTACCCTTGTTCTGTGCCATCTTCTTGAATAGACGTTGTAACTCTGCAATAGTAATTGCGGGTTTGTTACGTTTGTCATTCATACGATCAGCAAAGTGACGAGTGAATTCAATATCAATATCAAACTTATTCAGTAGTCGGTCAGCAAACTTCTCAAGGTCACTGAGTTCTTTCTGAGATACTTCTTCTGCAACACAGTTAGGAACCATCTTGTTCCCTTTCTTCTTCATGCCGACTTCTTTGTACCCATTCCAACAGTCTTCGTCATACATATCTTTGAATGCTTTGGTGTACTTGGATGGTTTGGTCTTCGCTCCTTTATCGCCTGGAGCGGGTTTATAGGCGGAATCATCATCGTCTGCCTTCTTCCCATGTTTCTTGAAGTGTGCATCTCTCTTGTCCTTGGTTCCTTTCTTCAGACCTGCGTAGTACTTCTTGGGTTGAGTACCTTCTTTATCTTTGATATCAGAATCTTGAGGTGCTTTCTTCTCAACCAGTTCTACCGCATCCAACCACTTGCGAACTTTACGGTCACCGCATTCCACGATGACATAGTTAGAACCCAGTACCGATACGATACCGACCTCTTCACTTTCTTTGATAACAACAGTATCACCCAGTTCAAACAGTTCACCTTTGACAAACTGTTCTCTGATATCTGATACTTTTGGTAATTCGATGTGTCGTTTGAAAGATGTCTCTTCCTTGAGACCGAGACCCTTCCTTACGTCATTGAACAACTTACGGGCATCCTTGTCTGACATAGACTTGGGAACACCCTGTGTGAAAGCAGTATAATCGTTTTCTTTTGCGTTGGCACGTTGTTTTGATGCAGACATTCCTTCTACACCTTCTGCATCAGGGTCTCTTGCCCCTGCGGAAACAACCTTAATGGATTCGAAGTTATAGAATCCGTGACGTGCCTTTTTACCGTTGTACTTGTTCAACAGGACATCAAACTCACGCAGACGATCTTCTCCGACCACCATTGTGATGTTCCTGTATCCTTGGTCATACAACTTTGCGGCAATATCAAATACGTTCTTGACACCCTTGTCCACCATGATGTTACGACCATACTTGGGGAACATCTTGCGGAGGTGTTTTACTTTGTCTGAATATGACAGTGGGTCTTTAGGCCCAGTTGATTGTGATACGTAGACCTTCCAGTCTGCACCCTTTGCTTTCTTTGCAATTGTGTCTAGTACCTTTCCATGTCCGATAGTAGGTGGATTCATTCTACCAAATGTAAAATAAACTTCCTTTGCTTCTTCGGTTAGGTACGACTTAAAATCTTTAATCACTCTTTTTTCCACCTCGTTTACGTTCCAGTTCACCCTTACGGACTTTTGGAAGTAGTTTCTTTGCGAGTTTATCAATCTTGGGTTTCATCTTATCTAGTCGTTTCTCAATTGACTGTCTACGAGACATTGAGAGATCACCCTTATCTTCACCCTTAGTGATTTTCTTGAGGAAGGTCATGCGTGCCTGTTTTGCGGCACGTTTCTTGAGAGTGTCCATGTTTGCAACCTTACGGGCGGCACGTTTGCGACCCATTGCAATCTTGGCTTTGTTCTTTTTGAATGTACGTGCCATCTTTAGACGTTGTTGCATATTCAATGCTTCGTCTGGAGATTCACATACCTTAATGAATTCTTTGAGTCCTATTGGTTTGGACATAGTTTACCCCTACGGTTTTTCCCATCCCTTCAGAATATCTGGACTGAAGTTGTTATACGAAAATTCTAGACGGTCAACCAATTTGACCGCATCACCACCTAATTTGTCAATAGCAACAAATCCTTCTGCACCTGTGCGGGTCTTATAACCCTTCTTGTTTTGAACAAACGCATCAATTTTTGAAATACTATTAAGTTTATTTATAAGTTTCAATTTCGCAAGTACAATGTTTTTTTGTAAATCAAACATCATTACCAGATTCTTTTTGTTTTTTTGTGAGAAGAACTTCATCAAGTCATCCAACTTCTTCTGTTGGGTTGCCTTACCCTTCTCAGTACTTCTCTTGTCTTTCTCTTTCTGGAACTTATCGTTCAACCACTTCAGTAGACCTGTTACGTGCGTATTAGTGTTACTAATCACGGTTTGTTGCCGCACAAAAGTGTTGTTGTACTGTTCAATCAATGTCGCAAGGTCTTGGTTTCTCTCCAACTCTCGCAGAGTAGAACCAGATATCTTATTGAATATCTTACCCGCATCGGACAGGTGTTTGGTAACTTCGGCAGTCTCTTTCTTATCCATAGTCGCACCAGACACATCACGCAACATTGCATCCTGTGACCATATGTTTACAGAACTCTTAAATTTCGACACATCCACACCATATGTCGCTTTCATCGACATAAAGTCTTTACCAGTATATGTAGTGTGCCATACAATACCAATCTTTGCCTTACGCAGTGCATCCGCCTGATCATAGGGTACTGCATAGATGATTGTATTGGGATGGAAGGTCACATACTTCTGACCATCGATAGTATCTGTCTTGAGGTCTGGTTTTGAGAATAAGAAATCTCCTTGAATAACACCTTTGATACCAAGTTCTGGCAGATGTTTCAATGCGAGATTCATCTTGGTTGCGAGGTCACCACTTTTGATGTCCGCTTTAATGTCCGCTTCAGTCTTGTAGACTTTGGGATTGGCATTGAAAACACCCTTCTTGGCAACAAAGAACTCACCATCACTAGGGTCTTGACCACAGAAGATTGCGGGAGCACCATCCCACTTGGTGGACAGTTTGCTCTTGGTTTCTCCTGCCAACATATCACGGAGTTCTCTCA